AAGCGTAACCTTGACAGCTTCAGAGGCTATGTCCTCAACGCCTAAAGCGCTTGAGCTTGTTCCATAGATTAGCTTACTACCCCCCCCCGTTTACAGCCCGTTTAGGCACAAACAGACTGCACAGCAGCGACATCAGTTTTTTAAGCATTGAAACCTCCTCTCATTTGTGATCTTGCATTGACTTTCTGCTGTAGCTCGTAAGCCAAAGCGGTCGGAAACTCGGGCCACGCTACAAACGGGAAACCTTCGACTTCAGGCAGGTTTCTGAGCGCCTGTCGGTACGTCTCAAGACTGATTCTGTCAGCGTCCTCTAAGGCACTGCGCTTGGCTCCTGCTGACCGTGCCACGGTGATGTCAGGGAGTTTCACATAGTCGTCTGTGTCGCTGATACGGGCGTTTCTCTCGGCTTTAATCTCGTTGCTGTAGCGCTGTGTGCAGAATGCGTCGGAGTTTTCAGGCAACTCGGATTCTGTGTAGAACTGACCGTCAGCCGATTGATACAGTCCGGTCGGTGATTCCTCGCCGAGCCAGAACTTCATGCCATTAAAAACTTCTTTCAGCGTGTAGTGCTCAGCGGCGTATGCGTCGTCTGCCTCGTTGTTGAAAACGTGGACAACGGGAGAATTACTTCTTGCCACGATCTTGCCTTCATGGTCCTTGATGCAGTATTTCTCGATCGGCTTGGCCTTGGCCGCAGCCAGGTATTGAGCTTTGATTTCACTTAGTGTTGTCATTCAGTTCTCCTACTGAAGTGCGTCGATTTCGTCCTGGGTAGCTCCGTTTTCCAAGCAAAGCTCTTTAAACATTTGAATTAGTCCGAGGTTCGTGTAGACCTGTTCTTTGTCATTGTCGGAAACCGTTTGCTGAGCAAGGAGCACGGCTTCTGTTTTTGCGACTGCTCCGATATTCGTGCGGGCAATAGTTTTCTCATTGTCAGAGAAGGATTGACTGGCTACACCAACACGTTTATCTAAAGCCTCACCAGTCGCCTTTGCATCAGCAAAGCCGCCAGCCAGTTTTAAAGACGTGTCTGAAACAGGCTTGTTAGTCAGGTTGTTGTAGTTTGTCGTGCCCGCTGGCCCCGTCGGTCCCGCAGGCCCTTGACTGCCCGCTACACCTTGCAAACCGCGGGGGCCGCGGATATTGACTGTGCCTGGATTGCTTAGGTTCCCGTCATTGGTCCAGGAGAGATCACCTTCAGCACTAACTGCTGGTGTGAACGTCACGCCGCGGGGGCCTTGACTGCCCGTGGCGCCCACACTGCCCGCGCTACCTGTATCGCCCTTATCACCTTTTCCGCCGAACAACACCCAGTAAGCGGTCTGGGAGTTCGGGATGTAATTTGCTGGTACGTCCTGGACGGCTAAGTAAACATTCCCGTCCGTGTACCTAACGAAGTCAAAAGCCAGGTAGGTGGCCGTGGAAACCCAGTCACCTTTCCAGACTGGCCGAACTCGGCCTAAATTTAAAGTAGTCATTCTGTCACCGTAACTGTTAATTCACCGTTCGTATTGATTGAGAAATCTGCTGAAGTGTCCAGGCCGACGTAATCAAGTTTTAAATCTGCTCCGTCAATGCGGAATTGGCCGAACGCCGTGGCCCACGGGCTACTGCCCATTGGTCCTTGGGGCCCCGCACTTCCGACCGGTCCCGGACTGCCTTGCAAACCCCTTTCACCCCTTTCGCCTTTCGGGCCGCGAATATTTACGGGTGCTGGGTTTGTAAGGCCCTTGTTGTTCGTCCAGGAAATCTCACCTTCAGTGCTAACCGCTGGCGTAAAAGTTGCGCCGCTACTGCCTTGAGGCCCGATACTGCCTGAATCACCTTTCAAACCCTGGGGGCCGCTAATCGTTGTGATGATTCCAGAGAGTTCGCACGTGCTGGAGCCAACATTCAAGACCCTAAAGATCTGTCCGTCAGCGTTCATCACGTGGTCGCCAACTTTAATCAGCGTGGCTGGCACGATTGCTGACGTGTTGACCGTGCCGCCTGCTGTAGCGGTCGCACAATAGCGATAAGAAAATGCCGCCTGTTTTGCAATCTCTGCTGCTTCCGTTGCTGTAGCAGCCGCGGCCTCAGAATCGAGTTTGAATTGAGCGGCGGCGGTTGCTGAATTGCTTGCTACCTTTGCGGCGTTCTCTGCGATATCCGTGGAAGCATCGAGGTTTTCCTGAGCAGATGTGGCAATGTCAGCAGCGGCTTGTGCCTTCTCTGCAGCGGCCTGAGCTTGTGCGGCGTATTCTCCAGACTTAGTAGAGTTTTCTAAGAGTATTTCGCCGTACTCTTCACCTTCCATGCCTGAGGATGCCGGAGCAACTGCCGCGCGGGAGAGCTTCTCTTTTAACTGCTGAATCTGCGCTTCGGTGCGGTCAAAGTTGACATTGATGTCATTCGGATTGAAATCACCTTCAGCGTGTAAATCAAGCTCCTGCGTGTAGGCCACGTTAGAGAGAATCGTGACCGATTCCCCGTCAGTGAGGAACTCGTCAAGAGTGATGTACCCGCCGATATTTGCCGTCTGGTCCTCGTCCCAAGTGACGGTGTAGTCCTCGCCTTCCTTGAGCGTTTTGTCCACGCCCGCCTTGCTCGTTCTGATTACGAGCACATTGGAGGACGCAAATATCTTGAAGTCGAAGTCAACTCGACTGATCCCCAGACCTGTAACAGGTCCTACCCTTCGCGGTACATCTGGCAGCATGAAAACACCTCATTGTTTAGAAGTATTCTCATGTCAGCCAGATTGTTGATGCGCACACCTATCTGCGCGGCTCCGTGCCGATTTCTGGCATACGATAGGGGAGCATGTCGGTAGGTTTCCACCAATAGCCCACGCCTTGATTCTTTCTAATCTTCTGTTCAATTCGGCGGTGGTATCCAGGGTTCATCATCTCCTGGATCTTATTGAATACAGCGTGATTCAAGAGTTGTTTCGTATACCAGAGATTCACAACAGGTAAATTCCCTTTCACGATTCGCAGGGCGTTGGCGCTAATATCTTTGTTGTCCTTGTACTTGTCAAAAATCGTGTAGGCGTCCATTGCGGTAGAAAGTACAGGGCCCGCCATATTCATGAGCGCTGGATGTCCGTATTTGTAATCGTCCATGCCAGAAACAAGGATGTCACCGATAAAACCCATTCCGCCACCAGCCGTGAAAGCCCGCTTGAATGCGTCTAAAGTTGTCGGGTCCTTAACGTCGCTTCCGTTGATTAAGTCCTTAAACATGTTGGCCACGTAGGCCACCAGTGTGGTTGAAACTACAAGGGAACTCATGTATCCAACTCGGCTCCAAATTGCGGCGGCTTGTCCATCAGTTTGCAGTTTATAGCGATAAAGGTCTTTAGATCTCTGGAGGTGCCGCGTAAACATTGCGATAGGGAAAGACTTGAAAAGGAAGATACTGCGGATGAACTCACCTGCCACTGTGCCTCGGGATTTGCCCCAGTTCGTAATGGAGCGCGTCATTAGGTCCGGTTGTAAGGACGCCATAAATGAATCATCCATTACAAAGCTCAAGTAGGTTGATACCAACTTGTCCACCCTGAATCCGTCAATATCTCCGTTTTTGCTGGCCGCGTTCTTGATAGAGTTAATCGTTAGGAAGTGGGAGCCGTTCAACTCTTCAGGCTTGCACTTCTGAAGTGCTTTCCACACGTCCTCAGAAACTCCGAATTCCTCCAGGCGGTACCTCAGCCAGCCGTCAATATCCGCCCAATTATGTTTAGTGGCCTCGGCAAAAGTTGCCATTGTGTTTAAAGACTGCGCTCTTCTCACTGCGTCCGTCCACTGAGACAAAAGAGACAACCTCATGGTGAGGTCGGCAAGTTTGCCCGTAATTCCGTTGCCAATATTTCCCTCAACAAAGCGGGAGGCCGCAGAGTTGAGTTCATCTCCGATAATGCCCGCTCTGGCGGCAAACCTCTTATCCGATTTGTCAGCAGGGTTTAGAGACTTCGCCAGGAGCATTGCGCTACGAGCAAAAGGCATTCTGTTCACCCTGGCCGTGTGGAAATAGGTTGCCACGTCCGTGAACGAGGAAATAAAAGCGGAGCCGAGTTTTCCTGCTACCTGGAGGTTACGAGCGCCTTGACCGATTGATGCAATAAAGCCGCTTTCTACGACATTGGCAGTCCCAGTAAGATTTGCCCACATTGCGTCTAAAAGAGAGTTGTCGGCTGACTTGATCTTGCCCGTTGAAGAGGTTTGCTGATCGGTGTCAATCTGAGCCATTCTCTTGATTGTATTGAAGGTTCTAGTTGGATTTGGCCCCAACATTTCCATCAGTGCAATATCTCTAGACATTCCTCCGATATGCTCCATCATTGTGCCTAACACGCTTGGATTCGACCCAAAAACATCGTTGTAATCCAAACGGGCCTGAGCATCTTTGAACATCAAAGTTCTGTGTGCTTGCCGAGTATCTGCCCTGCTCGTTCCCCGCTTCGCCTTAACCTTGTTGAGGTTTTCTTTGCTTGCTCCGTTTGTTGTAATCGAGCTGTAAATTTCTGCAAGCAGATAGCGCATTTTGTCATCGGGTATTGGCTTTAAATTGTCGTCCAGATATTTAGAACGATCGATCTTGTCCCAAACAAAATCAATCCAAGCATCTCTATTCTGTTTGGAATTGTATTTTTTCAAGGTTACGGTGTCTTTGACTGCCAGGCCCGCTTGTTTGAATTGACCTCCTGCAAGTCTCCTAGCCGCGTTCACGAGCTTGTAGCGGTCATGAGTTTGCGGGAATAGCCAATCTTCCAATTTGCCAATATCGCCTCCAGCGGCATTAAATCTCTGGCGGAGTGATTCCACGGTATCAATCCAGGCTTTGGCAGCAGACTTCGCAACAGGGTTTTTGGTATCTGTTCCGGCAATTTCTTTCACGAGGTCGCTTATGAGTTTTTTGTTCTCGCATAAGCCTAAAAACGTCGGAGAAGTCTTTTCCAGGAAATTGACAAGGCGGGATTTTGCCTCTTGCTCCACACCCACCTTATATTTGTCCACGCGGTTGAGAATGCCTCGGGCCGCTTGGTTTGCGCTGTCCCCATTTGTCCTCATAGATTTGTAAGTCAATCGGTTTTGGTAGATGGCAAAAGCCTGGCGTTTAGCGTTGAGCGCCTTTCGCATTGCATCTTCCTGGATGCGTTGTGCATACTGTTTGGCGGCCTCGCTCACAACCTGCTCCCTAGACATCCCTGGGTGGCTCTCTCTATTTCTGAGGTAATAGCTTTTAACGCTGGCCACAAGCTCTTGACTTTCTGTATAGGTAAGAGGACGACCAAGTACCGCCGAAACTTTCTGTTCACATTCGGGTTTTAATTTGCTGACCATTTCCTTCAATCCTTAAAAAACATCGTCAAAAGCTCCGTTTCTATACATGCACTGCGCGGCTTCGGAAACACTGTTTGCTCGATCTAATTCCTGTTTCTGCTCACTCTCGATTTCTCTCATGTAATCGCCCATGCTCACCTCCCGTCCATCGTCCAAGACAATGAATGCATTGGGATCGTCTATTGCCGAAGTTTCTAAGTTCTGATCTATGAACTTTTCTTCATCTGGGATTCCATAGTGCGGATGGTTTTCACCAGTTTGCTGTTCCGGCTGATTGATTCCGAGCGTCTCCTTGATCTTGGTCTTGCCTTCTTCAGGGATGGGGGCGGCGTCAATCATCTGTTCTGCCGTCTGCTGCAATGTTTTTACAGCCGGATTTGTGGGCTCTTCCGGCTTCATGTCAAAGTCAAATGCCGGAGCTTCGGCTTCCCGTTTAGCTCGGATCTGTTCATCGGTGGCAAGAAGTCGATCATAGACGGCTCGCACCTCTGGAGAGATTTCAACCTGCAACTCTTCGGAGGATTTGTAGATCTTCGTCAGCCAGTCCTTAAAAGCCTTGAAAACTTTCTCAAGGGCCGAGCTCGGAGCCTCGCCTTCTCTCAAGTATTGTTCAAAACCTCTTGCAAATTGTTCGTGAGCCGCTCTCTGTTCATCAATGGAAAGGCTTCTCCATTCCTCAAGGTCTTTCACTCCGAACCAGTCCATAAGAGTTTGGACATCCGCCTTGACCTGAGCGGGTGCGTTCTCCTTCATTGCTACGTCTGTAAGAACGTCAAGGAAGTAATGGCCAGATTCGTGAATGAATGTGCTCTCGTTCGCAGACTGCATGAGAGTAATGACGCGCTCTCCAGGCATGTAAATTCCCCTCAAGGCGCTTTCGCTCTGATACAAGTCCCCAATGGAAGTCTCGTTCTGGTATACAATAGGCCTAACTGAAGGATTCAGTGTTTTGTCATTGGCCGACGTCTTTGTAACGTCTGCGGACCGCGACAGGTGGGGATTAGACCCGAAGTCCCTTGGCAGAACATTGGGTCCTTTTGTTTTGTCATATCCCAACAGCAAGCCTTTTTCTACCCATTTGTTGATCGAAGTTCTTTCCTTCTCATAAGTGCTCGCAACAAAATTGACGATCTGAAAATCTCCGTCTTTATTTCGAGTGAGATGTATAGGAACAATTATTGGACTATCACCTCGTTTCAGTTCTGTAATAAGAACGATGCCGCCGTCTGTAGCTGATTTAAAAACTGCTATTGGCTGCTGGATTCCAACTAAAAGCCCTTCCAATTCAGACGCCTTAAGACCGTGCTTTCCGTCAATGCCTAATAATTTCTTCCCTTTCGGCAGGAGAACATGAACAAATTGACGTTTTGTTGTGTTTATGCCTTTTCGATCTGATGCACCAAAAATCTGAAGAACCCAGGATGGCCTTCCAAGATTGAATTTATTTGACCCTTTTCCCTGCTCCCAACGTTTCAATTGTTCATCAAATTCTCTTGAGCGATTAAGAGTATCCAACTTATCTTGAGGAGACATTGAAGCGAAGCCTTCAGGATTTTCAAGATTCTCCCTCCTCTGAACTCGTACTCCAAATTCCTGTTCAAGTTCCTTACGGCTGCGCCCTAAGCGGATTCCCAGAGTTTCAAAAAATGCGTCATGAACTTTGGCGCCCATCTCTGCTACTTTCTTTTCAGCACCGGCACCCACCAACTCTTTCACAAAGCGGGTTACGAAGTCGCTGACATTTTTATCCATGACTTCCGGATCAACTCCTTCTCCAGAAACTTCAACACGTTCTCCATTGTCGATCTGCTCGGCGGCTTTCCTCTCGTCTGCAATTGATCTGTTCACATCCCCGCCCTTGCCCACGGGTTGGTCGTCCTGAATCACGTTCGCATACTGCAACTCCATTGCCGCGTCCGTATCGCTTGGCTGGAGAGAATTGATTGCGGCGTCCCTCTTGTCAAACTCAGATTTGACCGTTTCAAACACCTGATCCTTGGTTACTGCCTCAAAGAAACCAGCGCCCCCGCTTTCCTGCTCGGCAACTTCTCTAAACCTAGCAAGAATCTCCTGAAGTCTCTCAGGATTAGCAGATAGGAGAATGTCTCTGAAATAGCGCTGTGCAGGAGTTGCGGATTCCTCCATGAGGGAGCCTGTAAGCTCCTTCTCGTGGCCCTTTCCGTTGATCTTCTTGGCTTCTCTTCGTGTCTCGAATACGTCCGCCACGGCCTCCAGGAGGTCTGGAGAAAAATCCAACTCTCCTTTAATTTTCTTCAGTCGCACTACTTCAGTTGCCACGCTCTGAAGGACGTTCATGATCTTGCGGTCTTCGGGACTATCAGCAATAAACCTGTTGATGATCCGAGTGTCAGAGAAGGCGGCGGCAAAAATAGCGGGCCTCATTCTGCGTGCAATATTGTCATAAAGAGCATTGCCACTTGAATCAATTAGCCCTTCTTTGTCGGGAGTGCGCTTTACAAACTCGTCCATTGATTTTTGAGTAATTTCACCGTCTTTGGTGAACTCAACTTCTTCTAATCGGACGTTTCGAGCGTCCTGAGCGGCTTGTTCGGCCGGATTTAGTTTGAGCGTACCCGTTCTATTTGAGGCCTCTCCGATACCCTCGACTACATCAGCATCATCCATGACACGCACCAGGATCGGATTCTTCATCTTCTTAATCTGGCGCTTGGAGATTCCGAATTCTTTTGAATCTTTAGTGAGGTCGGCTCTGTACTTCGTGGCCTTGACCTGTCTGTAAGCTCCTTGTAATCCAGCTATGCGGCCATTACCTGCGATAGCTCTGGCACCTGCTACAGTCGGATCTGTGAAACTCGGGTTGCTGGAGCCGTCCACTGCATTAGAAGTGAGAACCTCATCGGCGTCCACGACTGCGTAACGCATTGTCATCGGCTCGGAGCTCGGGTCAGCAGACACATCAACTCGTTTGCCCCAGAGAATGTTCATGCCATCTGGTACATAGGCAATAATCGGAGCGCCTTGGTCGAGGGAGCGGCTCTCTCTCAGAAGATTGAAGTTCGGAGCGGCCGCGATTTTCTCCATCTGGAGGCGGCTTTCCTTAGACGAGCGGTCACGATTTTGAATAGAATCCAGCACGCCTTTATTCATGTTCGTGGCGGGTGCTGCTTGACCTTCAGGTGTCTGAGGTATGCTCGGTTGAGCAGCGGCCTTTGCCGCTTCATAACGGGCCTGAGCACGGTTTGCACGGGCGCCCAAAGCACCAAAAGCAATACCCATGCCCGCCGATACTCCGAGGTTTGCAAGATCAAACGGGTCATACTCCTGAGCTTGTTTTGAATAGTTGGCGTTATCCAGAACAAACTTGATTGAGGCTTGTTCTATGCTGTCTGTCGCGGGATTCGCCAAGCCACCGAAAAGCATTGACTTCAAATAACTAGTCCCTATGGCTCCAGGCAACGCCATTCCTACTGTATTCACTGCACCTGTGATCGCACCTGCGGTTTTAGCTGTCGAGGCGTCCACGCCCTTATCTCGAAGTTTGCCAGCTTCGTAAAGACCGAGGTCAGCACCGAAAAGCGGCGCGGCCAAAATTCCGCTACCGCCCGTGGCTACTGTGTAGCCGATAGCCTTGGCCAGGGATCCCGTTAAACCATGAATCATCATGGCGGCCTGGCCAGTTGTCTCGGGATTAGGCGTGTAATCGTTCTGGGCCTTGAGGCGTGCAAACTTTGCATCATCTCTCAGCCTAGCTGCTACCTGCTCCTTCTGCTCCTGGGTCGGTTTGAAGTCGCTGAATGCGTCCTCGTTGTTGTCGAGGTCGTAATTCACCTCAACTCGATCAGCCATTAACTCATTTACGCCTGAAAGAGACTGATAGAACGAGAACGGGAGCGCTTTTTCTAACGCCTCTCCTGTGCCTTGAAAAGCTGAGGGTTTGGTCGGCTCCATATCCGTTGCAACACCAAACCCTCTCAGGGCCTCGGGCTGAGTTTGAACTGTTTCACCAAAAGCGTTTAACCAATTCATCTTTTTGTTCTCCGAGAAATATAGGTGTTTAGGTCGATAACGAGCGGCTGGCCCTTTTCGTCTCTCACATAATTGAGGCCGTTGACTACCTGGTACACACCGTCATCAATCGACTGGAGCTGTCCAGAAGAAATAAGGTTCTCAAGCCGGCTGGAGGTGAGTTTCTGGCCGCCATAAAAATATGACTTCTTGCTCTTGGCCAGGTCTTTGCCTGCGTCACTCAGCAGGTCTTCAAAACTGCCAACTTGTCTAAAAGTGAATGTGTTCTTCTGGGCCTTATCGAGCTGAGTAGGGAGGAAAATTTTCTTGCCGTTGTGCTCGTAAACCTTTCCAAAAACGTTCTCAACAGACTTCGCGACATCCTGAGAAGTGGATTGATTCGCGTAACAGTGCTCATTCATGGCCGCAGACAACATTGCCTCATAGGCGGGACTACCGTCTGAGACTGCCAGGACACCACTCAGGAGCGTTCTCATGTCCTTCTCGTCTTTCCAGGCCTCGCCGATCTTCGACTTCTTAATGTAGTCACCGTTGATCTGTCGGAGCGCTCCATTCATCTCTTTACCGTTCGGAGTGGAGGCCACGCCGAGTGCGATTGCAAGCGTCTGGTTCTTATTGCCGATTTGCTCGGAGAAAATCCTGAGCGGCTCCGAAGTTGTTGCGGTCGGATCGGTCATGCGGTCGGCCATTCTGTTTAGAAAGTCGGCCTGGTGAACGGCGTCCATGCCCTGCATGAAATTCAAGAAACCTGAAATCTCAGCTTTACTGAATAGCGTTCTGGGCGTGCCAAAACGTTCAGAGATCTGATCCATGCTGTCGATTCGTTTCTGAATCTGTAGCAGCGCTCCGTCCTGATTCGACCAGTCGTTAATCGGCTGAAGTCCGAGGTCAGGCATTCCAGAGAAAACAAACTGCACGGGATCCTCTGCACGCTCCTTGCGGATCTGCGTGTATGCCTTATTCCAGGTTTCTAAGTCCTTCATCCGAGCGGCGTAATTCGGATCATCCTTGCTCGGCGTCATCTGGCGCGCTGTGGCCTCAATTTCGGCATTGCTCAATGTCGGCATTAGGTAGAGATTGGCATTGAGCTTGGCTTCCTGCTGTGCGTTCTGGAATTGCCTCAGCCCTTCTTCTTGGCCGTAAGTCTGAATAAAAGCTCCGACATCGGGGAGCTGGCTTATGTCGCCTGTGCTTCTGGCTACAGCCAGCGCATTGTTCAAGGTCGTTTTGAATTGGGAGCGCTGGTTAGCTGTGCTCTGGGACGTTTCGGCCTTCGTGTGTTGCATGATCCACAACTTCTCAGGCTCATTCAGAGAATCAATGACCTCAATCCCTGTCTTCACGTTTGGATTGAAAACGAGGTCAGCGGCCGTCAACTTGGGCGCCTGTGTTGTTTCTTCGCTCAAGAGTTTGCCGTTATCATCGCGTCGCTCACCGTTTGGACCAATAAAGATGTTTTGGCCGTTTTCAACAGTCCAGCGTCCGCCCACATTGCGTTTCCCGTCTGCATATTGGCTTTCCTCGGAGAACGTGTGGTGATTCGGCTTCTTGAAAGTGTCTGGGAAGTGGCCGTTCTCAGCCTGAGCCGCTCCAGCTTTCCAGGCTCCTCTAAGGTCATAGTCATAAATATCACGCTCATGACCGATCTGTTTTGCCCATGCCTGGTACTGCTGTTCTTCTTCGTCCGATAACTGAGTGTTGTACAGGTCGGAATAATCATTGATGTCCTCTTTGCCGAGCGCGTCCAGGACACCTGCAATAATCGTGCGCTCGGAGTACGGGACATCGCCGATTTCCTGCTTCATCATCGCAGTGACCAACTTCTTCAGCACCTCAGGATTTTTTGTGTCGAGCTTTTCATCAGGCTGGTAGCCAGTGCCCTTACAGACATTCGCGATATAGTCATCTGTCGGATTCTCTGAGGCGGGAGCGTATCTGCTCACAATGTCTCGCACTGTGTTGATCCCGTACTTCGTGCCGTAATTCTTGATAACGGTAGCAGCGGCCCTGATGCCGTCCATCGGAGTTGAGAAGATCACATATCCGTTGTCAGAATTACCAATCGAACCCTTCCATTTATCGCTGGAGGCTCGGACATTCAGCGGGTTGCATCCCTTGTATCCGGAAGTATTCAAAACTTTATCCGAGACATTCGGAGCAGTACCTAGTCCGGCCTGAGCCCTGGATTGTCTTAGGACGTTCTCGTTTGTGTTGTCGCCTGTAGTCCTGGCTACCGCTCCAGGCGTCAGCGCCAGGGCCGTTGCTCCTCCGTAACGTTGAGAGAGCTCTACGAGCTGGGGAGCGGCTCGGTGGAATAACATCTGATAGGTGCGACGGCCTACGTCCGTGCTCATTTCCTTTGAGCCGTCCGTCTGAAAATGTCGGAGTGCGCCGATAGGATCGCTCAATGCCATATTGCTGTAGGCTGAGGCATAAGCCAGAGACTTATAGGCGTTCTTCTGACGTTTCAGCGTTTCCTCGTCCCAGCCCTGCATCCTGCCCTGATACTCGATCTCGTTCATCAGGCTAGCCATTGTGCGTTGACTGTCAGGAGAGAATCCGCCGAGCGCAAATTCCTCTACAAGATTGTCTGCATGGTCTTTAGAGGTTTGAGCCCGCCACCTAATGTTCTGCTCGTTGCGATAGACGACTGTCTTCTGTCGAACGGAATTAAGGCGCTGTAATGCGTTGGACTTAAAAGCCTCCCTCACATCCGGATCGTCAATCTGTCCTAAATGTTTGTCATAAATAGACTGAAGATCAGATTGCGCCTGATCCCACGACGTCACGGCGTTCTTGCCTTGCTGAGAGAAATAGCCCTTCTCTGGGTCGTACAGCGTTGTCTGTACTTCCTTGTTGTAAGCGTCCAGCTGTTCATCAGCCCGCGCTTTCACAACGGTGTCACGGTGATAGGCCTCAATTTTGACTGCGCTATCTGCAATCTGTGACCACGGCTGTAAGGCCCTGTTCATGACATTCTCATAGTCGAAACTCGGGCGGACGTTATCAACGGGAGCGCCGAAACCTCTTCCGCTTTCGACTACTCCAGGCACATTATTTTCATACTTAGGGACGATTGGCATTTTTTATCCTCTGTAGTTCAGAGAGAAGATGTTTTTAGTTGTCGGATAGAGCTGTGTCGTTTTGACTGTCTGGCCTAAAAGGAGATTGGGTTGTGCTCCTGATATGGCGTCAATCCTATTCATGTTGGGCTGTGCGGCTGAGATTGCGTCAATCTTGATTCCCGGGTCGGCTCCCGATACAGCGTCAACTTTGATTGGATCATCGGGTTTAGATGGCTCGGCGGTTTCAGTTTTAGCGGCCATATCCATCAATTTTCCGTATGCGAAGGCCATACCCATGTTCCCTGCACCGATTAAGAGAGAATCGGTGAATGCTCGGGAGGCGCTCTTCTTATTGGCTAGGCTCATGAGCGCTTGGTTACGGTAGTCAGTCTCTTTTGCACGGTAGCCCCACGCCTCGGTTTTGACGTTAGATTCAAGCCTGTTGAGGTTGATCTTTTTCACAATGTCCGTGCTGGCCAATTGTTCCGCAGCTGATCCGACCCCGATTGCCACGCCATTAGCGGCTAATGAGACTTTCTGCCGCGCCTTCATTTGAGCGGCTTGCATTGTCTCTCGCTGATACTCACCCTCAGCCGCGAACAATTTCTGCTGATAGTGCAGATTCATGGTGTCCGCGTTGATCTTTGCTATGTCTGCCTGAGCCTGTGCAATAGCGTTGTTGTACTTCGTGACACTCTTCGCACCGAAGGCGTTAAATAGTGTGGAAACACCTGTAGAAATAAGGCCCAAGGTACCAAAAGAGAAACTAGATCTGGCCATAAAAAAATCCTCCAACTCAGCATAGATATTGGAGGATTCCTAGAGCGTGATGCGCACTACACCACGTCGCAGGTCACGGTAATACTGGAGATTTTCAGCGGGAGCGGGGCGCTCTGGCGAATACACACTTGACCGTCATCCGTCCATGAAGCGGCGATATCTACTTCAAACTCTCCGTTCCTCTTCTTCGGCGGGGTACCGGGTGTTTCCCGTCCGCGTGTCGGCTGCTGATAGAGGTCGTCGAAACTCGAGCCAGCCAGAATACTCGCTGAATCAATCATTCTCACTGCCACGCCGCTGATGTTTTTGCGGTGGTTGCTTCCAAAAGAAAGATCCTGGAGCTGTAATGCAAGAGGTAAGGTCTGAATGTCGGAGTTATAAGGCAAACCAACATGAACCTTGGACGCCGCTCTTCTCAGCGTGATCTTGCCGTTCTTGACTACCTGATCTGGCACACAATAGCCGTCGGCTAGGATGGAAACCTTCATCCCATTCAGCCAGCTAATCCCGCTGATCTCGGTCTTGGCCGGGCCTGAGTAAGTGCCCGCACAATCCATGAAGAGATAATCTTCATCCTTGTCAATGATGTACTCGTTCATACGCTCAACAAACCTTACGGTGTTCTCTCCGATCTTGCGCTTGGTCACGACATAAAGAATATCTTCATTGGATTCTGGCACCACCGCGCAGGATTCAAAGTCTCCCTGGGTCTCGTGCTGAGCGAATGCGCCCACCTGCTGTTCTGGAACATAGGTAAAGGAGATTAGTTTGCCTATGTCGTTCACACACCAGAAAATGGAATAAGGAGCCTTGGCGTATGCAATATCAACGACTTCGTGATGATCGAATAGGTGAGCCGCTCTGAGGCACACGTCCGAGGTTATGTAACCGCCTGCTTGGTAGCTGTAACCGAGTTCTCTCAAGTGGCCGCCTCGGGCTGAGGCAAAGATCATCGTATTGTTAATAAGGACCGGTTTTGTCTGGCTTGATCCGACATAAGACTGCGGTCTTACACTCATAGATTCAGGCGTGATTGCGTCCGAGTTCACAGGGCTCACTCTCCATTCCCCGCTGGCCGTGAGCATGAGGAGCTGAGACAGGGGGACGATATGGCGGATTCTGTTTGAATCTTGGCTAGCAACTCTAACCTTGATTCTGTCCGTGCTTTGGGACGGGAGGGAGTAGCCCATATCCGTTTCCGTGCCCGTCTTGGTGGCCCAAATATATTGCGGTCTCATGCGGCTGCCGGCAAACCACCTTCTCTGCTCGAAGTAGCTCACACATCCTGGATAGTCACCAGCATTCGCAACAGTCAGAGAGATTTGAGCGCCTGAGCCATAGTTTGAAATAAGAGTAGCGGTCGGGTTGGAATAGCCCGCTCCTGCGTTCTTAATAACCACATTAGTGAGTTTTCCGCCTGAAAATACAGGCTCAAGAACGGCCCCGCTTCCTGTAGCGTCCGTGACGTTAATCGAAGACTGCATGAATCCTGCGGACGTGGCCGAGGCCTGGAAGGATCCTGAATAACGATAAAACTCAAACACTCCGTTGATCTTGCCGTTCACGTCACTCCATGTCGGCCAGCCTGTAATGCTGATCGTAACGATTGGCCGTTTGTATCCGCTGCCAGCTTGTGTGATTGTCAGGCCCTTGAGCGGTCTAATGCCGATAACACGGGGATTAGGTTTGTAATAGTCAGGCGGCGTGATGTCGAACCAGTCGGACATGGTGGCCTTAACAGGGCTGACCACGGCTCCAACACCGGACCCTTCAGCATCATGCACGGTAATGGAGAAGGAGAAGTAATCCATGAAGTCGGACGGGATCGAGCCTACGGGGTAGCCGTATTTATCAGCCGAGCTCATTAAGTTCCATTTGCTGTTGAAGTAGGCGCCCAGCATCGGAGCTTCTTTGAATTTTCCGCCATAGTCAAAGCCTTCGCCTTTCACTACCCAGGTTTCACTCTCCAGGAGCGATACGCCTATAAGCTCACCGTTCGGCCCCGTGTAGCCTGAACCCTGCACGGATACAGTGGCCGCGCTGATGCCTCCACTGGTGAGGAAAACATCGTCATAGATTGGCGGTGTAATTGAGCTGTCAGGCGCGATATTGTCATCATCAATGCTGTTCGTGCGGGTCTCGCCTATGTAGCCATAGATACCGCCTTTATCCCTGTAAACACGGTAATGATCGGCACCTGCAACAGTGTTCCATGTAATGGTGTTGTACGCACCATCCCCGTAAGGATTGCACACAACTGAGGCCGCCTGGCTCGCCTTGGATTCCTCGGAGTTGTCCAAGTTGCAACTTGTGACCACGTACTTTCTCACGTATCCGTCTTTGTATGTCGCAGACTGCAAGATGTGCTGCGTGGCCGTCACTCCTGTGGGCGGCGTGAGAGAAGTGTTGAACGTGATGTCCACCAGTCGCCAGTCCAGCGCACCATAACGTCTCAACTCTCTCGGAGGATGGGAGCAGTGCACCAGCGTGATGATGTCCACGCTCTGGGCATAGTCAATATCAAATAACTCCGATTCGTCATAATCTGTCGCTACCTCATACGGCTGATTCCCGTTCATGAGCGTGGCGCCGTTCGTGTGAAATCTCACGTAATGATGCCCAAACTCTAAGATCATGGTTTGTGTGGCCGAGAAGGTGAACGGGATCAGGCGGCATTTTCTGTCTGGATACTTTGTCTCGCGCACCATCGAAAACCCAGGGCGGCGGACTACAGGGCCCTGAGGCTCAACAATCATGTTGCGGCACTTGGCCAGGCCAGCAGAATATGAAGGATCCGTGATTCTGGAGTACATCGAAGGAGAAATCTCACCTCCTCCGATTGATTGCTTGTAGATTTTCAGTGACATTTAAATACTCCGTGCCGCCAGGTGGGGCGCTAAATATTCGTGTTTGACCCTGATAGAGTTGCGGCTGTCCTGATACTTCGCGTTCTCTAAGGCTTGGGCCGCTAGCTGGAGCATCTGCTGAGCCAGGCTTGTTTTCATTAACGGGCCCGTGAGATAGCTTGCCAACTGAAGAACAAGTGCCTGAACAAAATACTGTGGCATGATGCTCACGTTCTCCACGCTCGCCACGTATCGGAGCATAGGAGCGGGAGAATCGGTCAGGAGAATAAATGAGCCTGTTTCTGAGATTGTCTCAATTTCAAAATCAATTCCGGCCTCGTCCACCTGTGAGCTTTTCTCATAGACCTTAACGGTGCGCAAATAATCTGATGGAACCTGGTAGCCGTGCGCCCACTGATAAAGATCGGCGTCATATTTTTTGTATTCAGGCAGTCTCACGCGCCTGATCGCAAAAGCCCAGTTGTGCGCCTCCAGTAAGTAACGGAGCGCCTGAGGATAGTATTCAGCACAAGCCTCGGCGTTCGGATTTCCTTCAGGTGGTTTGATTCGTGTGATCGTACCCTTTTGCCCTAAGTAACTCAGAGCGGCATTGCAAATTGACACTTCATTCATATTAAAAAAGGGAGGTTTTTAAGCCTCCCTCCTCCTCTGCAACAAGAGAATTAACTAACTAGAACTTGCCGCTGTTTCGGCGGGGAATTCAACTCCCTGCGTGCGGAGCGGGGAACCCAGCTGAACGTCATTGCCAATAAAGGCGGTGATAGTTCCGGCGGTAACTGAAGTCGGCGTGGAAACCAACTTCAGGTAACGCTTATGAATCGGCGGCAGAGCAATAAGCAAGGGCTGTTTCAGGTCTGTAGCCGTGAGCGCCTTTGTGGTCATGACATCCGTGTACGTGGATTTGTCCGCGGATTCCTGAAGCTTGAATGTGATGGAAGTTCCGGCAATCGCTGTCGGTGTCAAAATGCAGAGCACCATTCCATGAGCATTCAAGTAAGGAGAGGTCTGATCTGAAACAAAATCGAGCACATTAGACGTGATCGCGGTTTTGGCCTCTGCCTTTTCACAAAACATCATCTTTTGGTCAATGATCATTTTTATCCCCTTGATTAAGAAACTGTGATCTTGGACTCAGTGGACGGCAAAACGTCGGTGCCGTACTGATAGATCGGGATACCGCCAAAGGAGAGCATTGATTCACGCTGACCAAAAGTCTTGTACTCAAGTGTGTACTTGGTCTTTTCAAGCAACTGAAGGTCATAGATCAGGCCCACCTGGTCCGTGCAGTAAATACCGACATTACGGAAGTCAGCAGCCTTCAGGCGGTGACGAGCCTCAACGAACTTCTTAAGCAGATCTGTTGCACCCTTGTCAGTCGTGATCTTGGTCGGATCAACGTTAGCAATACGCACAATCTTTTCAGGATTGCCAGCGTAAACGCCCAGGTCATATCCGAATTCAGTGACATATGCGGGATACATTTTGCCGTTCGCGTCAGGAACATAGACGGGCTCTTTGATTGCTTCCATGGACACGCCGGCGGCTCCCCCATACTGCGGGAAGAAACAAGTCATTTCATTCGGATCCCAGTCAATGAAGTAGATGGAGGTCAGTTTTGTACCTGTGCCGCCACCATCAATGATGGAATCCTTCCAAACACCATTATCACGATCAGGAAGAACGATATTTGCCAAACCCATGCAATCACGCGGGTCTGTTGCAGGGTTGCCCTGGAAAACACGCTTGACCATGCCACGGGTTAAGCCGCGTATGAACATCTGATCGGTACGCATGCGAAAAGCATTGCGCTCCTTGTCAGGCATTTTTTCAAGCATGTTCTTGGCAATAACAGAACGGTCACGTGCTGTACAGGACGGATAACGAACTGCACGGCCAGCCGCATTGGATGCGCTCCAGCCTTCGTTCAATCCGACAAGCTGACCTTCAGGATACTTTTCTCCAACAAGGCCCTTCTTGCCCTGGCCGTCATTACCACGAACTAAAGTGGCACGGTCAAAGAACGCCTGATAATCCCGAATGGTCTGAATCATCATGTTGATCTGAGTGTTGCCTTCGGGTACAAGAGCCTGCCATTCAGCAAGCGAAACAGGGGTCATTCCAGTGAATGCATCTGCCATTTTTTACTCCTTTATTTACCGTAAATATCGTCTGGAGTGAGAGTTCGGTTGGAGTTGCCTCTAACCGTCTTGTCCTCTCTCATGCTGTCGCCAAAATGTTTGAGGATTTTGATCAGGCCCGGATGATTACCGGCAAAGGTCGCCAGCTCGTACACGTCCGGATCTGTAAACTCTCCTTCGGGGTTCTGAAACTCTTTAAGCGCTCGTTGAGCTGAAAAGATTGTGTTCTTCCAGTTGTCGCCGCCTATTACCTGGTCATGGAGGGATTTGTCTCTCCATGTCGCATTGGTCTGTTTCAGCACTTCAATCTGTCGCTCAGCCAACTTCGGCGCCAGTTTGTCGATGACTTCCTGTGCCTTGGCTTGAGGCAGATTCAAAGACTTAGCGACTTCTGAAAAAGTTTTGACGACTTCTGCGTCTAAGGTTGTACCTTCAGGCGCTTTGAAGTCCTCGTACTTCTCCGGAGCTCCGCCAGTCTCGTCCGCCTTCTCTTCCTTCTTCTCTCCTTTGTTCTCTTCGGTCTTTCCTTCCTCCTGAGACTGCTGTCCCTCTTGAGGAGGAGTTGCCTTGGAGATTTCATCAATCAGCGTGGATTCTCCCTGCTGACCCTGAGAATCAGGATTAGGCGTGCCGTTGGTTGTAGCCTCGCTTGTCTGATTTTCGGCTGCTGTACCTTCGCTCATTTCGTTTCCTTAGGTCTCAATTCGCCGATCTTTTCAGGGGCGTACTTGAGAACGTTGTTAAAAACCTGTTGTGCAAATTCCCGTTTCCCTTCCTTGCGAGCCATGTTCAAAGCATTCGTATCGAATGCCGAGGAGAAGAAACCGCTGTCATCAAAAATTCGTTTCAGCACTGTCATTCCGTCTCTTGTGTTCAGGACATTGATCAGAGCCTCTTGGAAGTCAGCCTCCTTTCGGAATGACTCAAGATTCTTTTCTTCGTCCTTTTCTCGCTGGGAGTTATCAAACGGGTCTCTTGTAACTTTGCTCATTGTCAATCCTCGTGATTTCTCGATGCGCACACCCTATTGCATTCCCTCGGCCGCCATGTCTTGCATACCTTGGACAGCTTGGCCAGCCAGTGTTTCCGGGCCCGCTGGTACTTTCCCGAGCTTGGATAGCATGTCAGCGCTCTGGGCCATCTGCTGTTGCTGCTGTGCTTGCTGTTGCTGCTGTGCTCTCTGCTGGCGGATTGCGGCCACCTCGTCAGAAGAACGGAGGATTTCAGGCGAAACACCGCGCTTGTCGGAAACAATCTGGGCGTACTTGTCCAGATCGAAGTTGTCGAGGAAGTCGGGTTGATACTGAGCAATTTGGAGCGCCTCCTGAATGGCCTGTTGGTCGGTACGGGATTGCACCTCCTTCTGGCTACGGCTCAAAATTGAGGTGTACTCGACATTTAAATCCGTGCCCTGAATCTCTTCGGGAGCAGGCGGGATCAATCCTGCTTCGTTCAGGATGTCAAACGTGCGGTCAATGAGCGGGCGCAAAACCTCGTTATTGAATCTGGAGAGGACGGGCCCGAGCATCAGCAGCTTCTCTTCGTGCAGTTCTGCAACTGCCGTGGCAGTCATCTGATTGAGGGCAGACTGGTTACTGAGCATGAGGAACATGTCCACATTGAATCCGGCTCGGATTCTGTTTTGTACCTCCAAAGTGTCCTGCCTCAGGTCATTGAGGTTAATAGCCACATTCCACAACTGCTCAGCGGGCTTCCTGCCAGTGGCTCCGTTGATAAAGGATTGACCGCCCGGATCCATATCTATGTCTGAATCCTTGGCTTCGGACGGTAGACCAATAGGCGGATTCACCATGTAATCAATGGCGTTCCCTTTTTGTTTCTGCTCATGCTGGAGCTGTTTGACATCTCCCAGAACGACCATGCCAGGAGATTCACAACTGTAGGTTTCCGTGCTGATCGCTCCCCAGCGTCCGACCACGGCAGGAAACATTCGGTATCCCGATTCTCGGAGAATCGGCTTCTGATCGTCTCCTGCATCCTTCAGCAGATAGACGGATCGCCACGGCATGTCCTTATTGGACTTTGAGCGTGTATCGCGTTTTTCTCTCGGCTCGATTGCATGAATGATCGTATAGAGCTTGTCCTTCTGGCCGCCTTGATAGGTTTGGTAGAGAGAATATGGCAACGCGTCTTCACCAAACTTCTGAACGATCTGCCTCAGCGATAACGAAAACTCGCGGTAGATAGTATCCGGAGTTCCTTTGCTGTCGCACGATATGCAGTATTCGCCAGCGGTCAGCGGGATACAGTTGAATCCTTTCTCCTCATCCTCTTCAATGATGATGGCCAGAATGCCAAATAAACCAGCCTCAAGCCACGCATGATGCAGGGCCTGATAGAGATTGGTCTTGGCGTATGTCATGTAGAGGATCTGCGAGACATCCGAGAGCCAGCGCCTAACCTGGACGGATTCGTCTAAGTCAGGGCTTCCAGTTGTGAGGAAAAACCACTGCTGAGAAGGATCGGTCATGCCGCTCATTAGGCCCTTGGCCAAAATATCCGAGGCCCTGAGCGCGGTGTTGTCATAGATGTTATTCCAGCGGGTCTTTGCTTCATTCTGCGTTGTCGGATTGAGGAACTTACCGTTAGCAGGCCGCAGGAATTTAGAGATTTCTATCCATTGGTGGAGATAAGGATCTCGCTCTTTTACAAGGCTTCTCCATCGGTTCAAAACTTCCTGCCGAACTTCTTTCATGTCATCACCCTAAAGCGGATTTCTTGCCCAGCGTCATGTCGTTCTGGTCCACACCGCCGGCGCCTGTCAGCATTGTTTGACCGCCTGATAACAGGTCGTTGGTGTTGTCGCCGAGGATCTTGCTAAGGTCTGCGGTCTTTTGGTTCTGCATACGCATTTGCTCACGCTGTTGCTCGGCCTGTTTCTCAGCGTTGCGTTTGGCCTCTTCGGTCGCGTCCTTCTGAGCTGATGCCGTTCGGCGTGCGGCTCGGCTCTGCGTATGAGAAGAGAGTGCAGCCGATCCGGCCATAAGCAGGCCCATTCCCAGCATTTCCATACCCATGATTTAATCCTCCAGTGATTTGTAATAGGTGACATCCGAGCGCTGGAATAACCTGTCAAAGAGTTGCTCTGTTCTGGATCCAGCGGGTGCAGAAAATCGAATACCTGATGCGCCAAACTCCCGAGCCATTTTTATTGCGTGGCGTAAGAATTGCAGGCCGTGCCCGCGGTGCTCAGGCTCAAGGTAAAGCGTGTCAACGTTCGCGACATCTTTAGAGTTGTGTAAGGAAGGACACATGACGATTGCCATAATCCCTACCAACTTCCCCTCACTCACGGCTCTGGCGCAAAGCAAAAGGCCGTTCCGTGAAAGGAATGAGTATTTGTCCTTGTCCACGATCCCCTTTAAATCGAGGTGGCCCGCTTCTTGTCTGTAGTGCAGGCACACGTCCTCGTAATTAGGGTCATTGAATAGTTCACTGAGCGTACAGGTTTCGATCTTCATCATGTCCCGATTGTCGAGCCTGTATCGAGACTGATGCGCACACCTCAGGAGGCGTAAGGATCCCTGATTGTTTTGGAGCGGTTGTGCCGCTGATGGCGCCAGCTATCGTCCTCTATGTACTCTTGGATGGGAATAGCGAAACAGAGTGCTAAGGCGTCCGCGGTATCTGGAGAGTTCATGTTGCGGCGCTTCATTGAATCTTTGGATTCCAGGAGTAACCGGCCCTTCTGGTCAATGAGTTTCTCAGGTATGCAAAGATCCTCGGCCAGCTCTTCACTCTTTGGGATCGCTCCGTCATCGCGTATGAAATCCCGCATCTTGTCCCACATCTCTGCCCGCTTATTGGCCCAGCGTTGCGGGTTCGTGCTCTGGCTTGCGGATATGACCTTGTTGAGGTGCTGCACCTTGTCTTTTAACCAGTCGTAAGGGCTCGCTCCTACACCTGTGTAGTCTAAATTGATGTACACACGAGGAATGCCCTTCTGTTTCAATTCGTTCGCGTACATGAGCACCTGCATTCCGAGCTGAGGGCCGTCCAGGCCGCGAAAGACTTTAAGCGGCATAGTGCAGTCTCTACCGATCTTGGTAGCAATAGCCGAGCGGTCATCGCCTTCCCGCGCCACGTCCACGCCCAGGATTGCAACGGTTCTGGAGTAGTTGACCTGACCCACGTCTCGATTCATAGCCGCGTCAACGTCCTCACGGTTAATGAATTGCTTGGCTGAGGCGCTGGGGAATATGCCCCGAACACGGATCTTCACGAAGTCGCTGTCCTCTCCGTAATCGTCCACGTACTCTTGCAACTGCTCCTTGTTCGTGATCTTCACCGTCCTGCTGTCAATGTTGTACGTGATCCATCTATGCCGAGACTTGTGAAAAACATCGAAGAATGGCCCATCTGGGCGCGTTGGGTTCCCAAAGATGCACCAAATAATTTGGGTGTCCTTGTCAGTGAGCGCGCCTTTCGTCACCTCGTAAATCTTTTGAGCGATTACCGAGGCTTCATCGAACAAAACAAGAATCCGCTTCCCTTGGTTGTGCAGGCCTTGGAATGCATCGGTGTTGTTCTCGTTCCACGGGATTGCGTCAATGCGCCAGGTGTATTTGTGCCCTGGCTGAGTAGAGAAAATGGATTCAGCGGCCACCTCGAACCAATCACGGAATAGGCAAAGGTGGTGCCACTTGTGCAACTCCGACCATGTTTTGGTTATGAGCTGGTTCTTTGTTTCAGCGGTCACAACACCTTTCATGTCTGGGTATGTGCAGATTGACCACAACATAATCCAGGCTACAAAGGCGGTCTTGCCGATACCGTGCCCGCTGGCTACAGCAATTTGAATCGCCTTGTGTCTAGTCTCCCCGTTCTTCAACCGGTCGCGAATATCGCAGAGAATCTTCTGCTGCCACACGTCCGGGCCTTCATAGTTTGCCAGCTCCCCATGTCCCCATCTAAAGCACTTCTGGACGAAAAGGAGCGGATCATTCGTGCAAGCTATCGCCAGGCGCCTCAGGCCCATTTCAAAATTCACGGCCTCTTCATTCATCTTTGACATCTTTCAGCACCTCATTAAGCCAGGTTGAACGATCAGCCACATTCACATCAATCTGTTTGCGCTCAATGAACTTGCCTCTCAGTCTGCAAATTGTTGTGAGCGCCTGGTTCGCTCCTTTGCTGTCGAACGTAAACACATAGTTGCCGTCCACATCTTTCATCTTCTCGCCAAAGGGCGTGTAAACCTGCTTAGGTTCGGAGCACATCTTGAGAATCTTCATCGCCTGTTTCAGCTCGAAGTCTTCCTCAAGCTGTAGCCGCTCATTCCGCTGTTTCTGGCGCTCGGCTATCGCGCGGGAAATACGAACATTTCTCAACAATCTCGTGCCTGCGGTGCAAGCAACTTTTTCATCTTTAGCCTTGTATCCTGCCTTCAAATAGGCCTGAGTAGCATTGCCTCCGTTCTTCAGATATTCGGATACAAACAGGGCTTGCTTCTGCGTCAGGCCGTCAATAATTGAATCTGTGTTAGCCATACAACCCCCCTATTCTGTCCTTAGTTTGGAGTAGTTCTGGTAAGACATGCGCACTGCTTCATTTGAATTTCGTTGGAATAACTGCCCGTCTTTTGCCTGAGAAAATGTCACGTAAAGTGCGTATTGGAATGTCCATCTTTTGAGAGATTTCACGCAAAGAAAGGCCCGCTAAACGAAGATCAAAGCAATGGATAAGATCCTGATCTGAATACTTCGCCTTGGGGCTGGACACTCCGACACGTACTGATGCGTCAGAAAGAAGGACCGTGGACGGGTCAAGACCGAGCTCTGAAAAACTCTGGATATTGGCTCTTAACTCGGTCAATCGTTCTCGATATGCGCAGATTTCGTTGTACCGCTGTTTCTCCTTCTCTAAGTCCGACAGATTCGATAAGTCGGTTTTGGGCTTCGATTGGGAGCAGAGAGTGGTATCGGTATGCCCGAGCAAGTCGGCCTGGATCTCGTTTTTCTTCATTCATCATTTCCCTCCGGTAGCGGCTACTTCCTCACGGATCAGCCTGAATAATTCCTCTATGGGTAAAATGGCCAGCCATTCTTTACGGTCGGCCCTGCACACGACAATGGGCCGCTCTCCCGGATCACATCCGTTGCTGGCCTGATCCATCCATTCGTACACGTTGCCTATTGCGGCCCGTCTTTTGACTTCAATCGAGTAGGGGTTGAGCTTGATATCCGCTCCTCCGTCACGAGTTTGGGAGAGGTTGCGGTGTACTTGGATACCTAGATTCTGGAAAATCAGTTCGCAGACTTCGCGCTCTCCAGTCGCTCCTTTAGTTCTTTGTGCTTTTCCCATGTCTTCTCCTTAATCGTTGTTCTTTTTCAGAAAGTCGATTTCAGCCTTGAGCTTTTCAATGTCTTCTTCTGCTAGCTCCAGAGCTGACTTAGTGCATATCTGCTGAATCTCTAGATCTCGATAAAGCAGGCAAACTACAACTACGATTAGAAGAAGGACGCTGTTGAAAAATAAAATTGCGATTTCGAAGTTTTCCATTTGTTTTCCCCGTTGGTTGAATGTTGTTTAAACAGCCGTCTAGCGTCTCTGAGCGATTAACTCAGCGTGGGCGCGGTATCTATCGAATTGCGAGAAAAATGCTCTCCTGCGTTCAATACGCTCGTCTGTGTCACGTTCAAAAACCGAGCACCTTGTGAATGAGATTGGGTAGCATTCGATTCCGGCGCCCTTCTCAGGTTGATGGCACCAGATATGCATGTCTCCGAATGAGGCCTTTGGCGGTCGACGCTTATTCCCTTCCTTATCGACCCAATAAGACTCTGCAAATTTGCAGTACAGACAGCACCCGGACATGACCGCCTCCTAAAAGTAAGCTTCGTCATCCTGTTGCCTCTGGATGGCGTTGCGTTTGAGTTGTTTCACGTAAGCCGAGAGCGGAGACAGTTGCTCAACCGTTTTCTCTTTCAGGCTTTCTTCTGAGTTTTCGATCATGTAGGGCTTAACTACCTGGTTCCGCACCCAACGTTTGATCCTGTTTCCGAGGTCATAGGCCGATTCATCACGGAACTGCTGCTTTCCTTCGATAGGAATACATGGGATGTTTGTCTTCGGAGCCAGTTCCGGAATGCCTATTGCGTTGAAATACTCGGTTAGGTTTTGGATGACATGCGGGTGGTTGTAGGTCGAGTTGTAATCGTCGATCAGCCGCCAGTCCCTAAGGAGGCGTTCTGCCAGGTCAATAAGATCCTTGAAGCGATGAAGTCCGGCCGTCACCGTCGGAAAATATTTGCCTTGGACGCCTTCGTGGAATTCACAAACAGTGATGCCTTGGGTCAGTTGGCCGCAAAAGACTGTGCATGGACAGCCATTGGCCCTGCAGGGTTGTTCAAAAACTTTTGGCTTTGACAGTGCCGAACTTAGTTGATCGTTTTCAAAGTCCAGATTTGTTTTCTTTCTAATGGTCATGGTATCTCCTGTCACAAATCTTCTCGAAGTTCTTTTGTTGGACAATCCACTCAAGGTCCGCCCGCCAGGAGCGCCCTTCTTTCTGCTTTACTTGCCCCATAAGGAAAGGAGACTTGCCTACAAATTCAAAAAAGCGTTTGAAGAAGTCGAGGCCTTCGGCTTCCGATTGAAAGCCTTGGTCTATTGCCATCTCTCTCCAACGAGCAGATAAAGCCTGCTGCCTGCGTGCGGACATCCATATCCGAACCGGAGGTAAGGTCGGAAGGCATTGGTGATAAAGCTCAATCAGCTTCTCTTGGGGGCAGCGTTTCGCAACCTGTTTGGCTCTCTGCTCCGGTGTTAATTCTTTTTCTTCTGTCGGTTCTGTGAGGTTGAATTCCTTGTCCTCAGCGGATTCATTCGCCGATGCGTCTGGAGAGCCGGGATCGGCTCTACGGACAAATACATCTTTAGATGTATTAATAATTGACTGAGTATTGACTGAGTTGTGTACCGTTTTTGGTACTGGTATCGGTCCGTTTTTGGTACTGGTACCAAATTTGGTACTGGTTTTGGTACCGTTTTTGGTATCGGTTCCACTACCGTTTTTGGTACCGGTACCAAAATTAACACCGGTACCAATTTTGGTATTGGTTTGCTGTTTGTCCGGCTTTGTCTCCAGAAAAGCAGCTTCAATTTTGGCGGCGTTGATCTGGTAGAAATTCTGCCGTCCGTTAAGAGAAGACACTTCAATCCAGCCAGCTTCAGCCAAACTTGCCACAGCCTTGAAAACTGTTTTCTTGTTGAGTTCTGTTTCAGCAGAGATCGTGCTGGTGGCAGGACGACAGTTAGAGCCGTCATCGTTTGCGTAATCACACAAACATCTAAGAACGGCCTTTTCTGCTGCGCTACCAACAGTCAGCTTCCCTGCTTTAAATGACAGAACGAAAGACATGAGGCACCCAGTTACATGAAATCTTTGTATGTAACTTTCCCTTGCGTGAACAAGGAAATCCGTTCGCAGTGCGCGAGTTTCGGGCAGGACTTTTCCGTAACCCATTTATGAGCGCTGGGAATTTTTACGCCTACAAAACGAGCAAGCCTTGATAGTGTTCCTCTCGGCTGGCCCTTTAGCCACTTCTGAAGTTTCATAATTGATTCTCTATTTGCATAGCTATTGGCTAATATTATATACGGGCAATTTGGCTAATGACAACTTAGCCATTGGCTTATATTTATTCTCAAGGAGAGATTTATGAAAACTTCGACTGAAATAAGACGAGAAAACCTGAATATCCTCATTGAGCGTTATGGGTCAATCGCCAATTTGAATGCCCAACTGGGACGTAATAGAAAGGATGCAACCCTCTCCCAGATTCGGAAGGGATCAGTTCATTCTGGTACAGGCCGGCCCCGCATTATGGGGGACACAATGGCCCGTGAAATTGAAACTAAGTTGTCATTGGGTTACGGCTGGATGGATGCCGATCATTCGGGGGAGGCATTTCCTGAAGAAGATGATTTGATCTATCTGCGGCGTCTGAATGTTTCTGCTTGCTGCGGTGCAGCGGGAGTACAAAATTATGAGGATGAGGCCTATGTAGACCTCATGGGCGTCTCACGTGTTTGGTTCAAAGAAAACATCAATCAGATCCGTGAGAATGGATATGAAATCATCACTGCAGCCGGAGATTCCATGGAGCCCACTCTGAAGAATGGGGACCTAGTTGTAATTGACAGGTTTGACACTGAGATCACTAAGCGTGACGGCGTTTTCTGCGTGCTGATTGATAATGATCTTTATTTAAAACGTGTACAGCGCGTGCCAGGAAGTCTCCGTTTTATTTCCGACAATCGCCTGTATGACCCGTTTGAAATTCGGCTTGCTGAGGTCGAAAGCCGAGTGATTGTATTTGGCCGTATGGTCAATTCATTGAATCTGAAAAGATATGACTAGGTATGAAAATCAAAGAATGGATTTTGGGGATATTCGGCCTCAAAAATGAGGAAAAACCTCCTGAAGAAAGTACCAAAGAGAAGGTTCTTCTATTGGCGTATGAGCCTGAAGAATTTCATCTGGAGGCAGAAGAGTATCCGATTAAGAAGCCGATACAAACTGAATTTTCCTTCATACGCAAGACACAACCAGCAAGACGTACCGTAAAGAAGAATCCTATGACACCTCGTACATTACCGCCGATTCTACAAGTGGCAAAAGAAATCATGCAGACGAACAAGGCTGTCATGCATGTGAGAGAGATTACTGAAATAGCAGTCTCTCAAAATAAAAATTTAGGGCTCCCTCCTGAAGAGTTCATGTCAAAACTTTCTTCAGCTCTGGCTGCACATTTGAAAACTCAAAACCCGATTTTCTCCAAACCAACAAACAAGGATGGATCAAAAAGGAAAGGGATTTACCGCCTCAAAAGAACTGCCTCAGCCCCGGTCGTCCCTATTCCCAAGGTTACTGTTGAGAATGTATCAACGAATTTCTTTGGCAAAGGAGGTGAATTTGCGGTGGCCTCTGAACTCCTTTTCCTCGGCTATAACGTTTCAATGATGGCTGTTGATGAAGGAGTTGACCTAATCACCGAGAAGGACGGCAAATTCAACTATGTCCAGGTTAAAACTACGGTAGTGGAAGAAGGTACCCACACCTTCAGCTTTAAGGTGCCAGAAAAACAATTCACAAACAATCTACCCTACTCTCCATATTATGTTTTTGTCATGAGGGATGGTCATCACTCTTCTTATGCTGTGATTCCATCAGATCATCTTTCTTTGCTGAGAGCTCAGCAGATTATCAAGGGCAAGGATCTCTCTATCGTTATCACTCGGGATGCCAGGCGCAGGGAATACAAACTTAATGGCCAAGACATCAATATTTTTATTGGAGCTTTTAACAAAATTTAAGGCATAACAATCATGGCAATCAGTATAGAAAAGGTCATTTTTAATCCTTTTGTTCTCGGGCTTATTGGCTTTGCCTTGTTATCCCTTTCAATGAAACTGAATAGCAAGAAAATTCTCAATTTAAAGCTCAATCCTCTTGCCTATGTAGGTTTCTTGTTGTGCCTCTATTTTTTACTGGGCGTGGCTGTGGTTTTTACGACCGATATTTATTGGTTGCTTTTTTGTATTGCTGGTCTTGTCCTCGCCTGGATAGTTACTGAGGAAACCTTTTGGATTGGAGTTGTGTTTGTCATTCTCACCATCAGCTTTTTGTTTAACAAGCAACTGTCCTCTTTAATGATGTTCACTTAAGCAAGACAGAAACTTATTCCGCCGCCTTCGGGCGGCTTTTTTGTTGCCTAAAAAATACAGGTATGGAAAATACTTAGCCGTCAGCTATGTAAATATTAGCTGTATGGCCTTTACTTTTGCTTAGCCACGGGCTAATATACATACATCAATCAATCGTTCTTTAAAAGTCCTTCTGAAGATTGTCAGGAAGGAATAGCTCCTAAAGCTGAGTAAACCGAAAAGCCAGGGAGCGACCAGGCGGCAAGTGAATTGCGCCTAAGCAATCCGACTGAAAAGGAGGATGCGGCAGAGAGAATGCTGAAAGTGTCAAACGTTAAAGTCGTGTAGCACCGGTAGGGGCCGTTCAGCAAAGACAGTTCATAAACACAAGCGCGTCGGCTAACGTGTTTCGGAGGATTTTTCGTTAGCGTCCTTCGGCGCGCTTCTGTTTTTTTAACCCTGTGTTTTTTTAGTTGGAGAAAAAAAACATGAGAGCTAAGTACATCGAAAAGTTTCCGGGATTCTACGAAGTTCAATATAAAGGCGAAAACGTTTGCCTGCTTTGTGGTTCGCATTCTGATTTTGGTTTCATTGATTTCGTTGCGATCAAAGACAAGAGACTTCAAAGCTATTTAATTTTTAATTTAAGTTGGGAAAGGTTTCTCAGTCTCGGTGAAGCTAAATTTGCATTTGAGGAGTTGTTAAAACGATTTAAACGAAACGAAGGAGCAATTTTTCCAAATTTCGTTACTTTAGATTCTCGCTCGGTTTGTCACTATAAAAACGAAGAAATATGCGTCCTTCTTCGCACAGAAAGAAAAACGTGGATTTTTACGAATTTTCGTAGATGGAATAGCGAAGTCGCCAGTGTCCTCTATCTTTATTATCAATTAAAAGAAGAGTTTGACACTAAAGAAGAAGCCATGAAGGAATTAGAGGCCTGTTTGACTTCTTACGAATCGCATCCGTTCTAATCAAGTTTTCGAGCTATTAGAAAATTCCTAAAACTTCGATAGCCCGCTTCGGCGGGCTTTTTTATTGCCTTTAAATACCAACTTGTTCAAAAAACGTAGAGGTTCAGACCATCTTCATAAGCTCCCCAGGCTTTTACCAATAACTGTTAGTTCCAGTTCAGCGCTTAAGGGAGCTTTTGAATGTGGTCTTTATTACATGGTTTTATTGGAGAGAAAAATGATCTTATTACCAGACGAGCAAAAGCAGCTCTTTAACTTCGTCATCGACGATCTTCTGAAGGAGCGCGGCTCTGCCATTTACCTCACTGACGCGCTTGCTTATGCAGAGCGCGCTGTTGTATCTGCCCTGCTCAATGGCAAGAAGGAGATAACACTTGATCTCGGCCACGTTGTCCAGACTGCTGAAGCTCAGAGAGAAGTCAAAGCCCTCTTCAAAGAGTATGCAGCGGATTTCATCTCTGACCTTGGAATAGAAGCGATTGATAAAGACATCTACCCGGACGTTAAAAATTAAAAGTTTCTCTCCTCTGCCCCGCCAGCTTGAGCTGGCGGGGTTTTCTTTTGGAGGCAATCATGCTGAAAAAACTTTTGACTGCGAAAAATGCAGACAGAGATAACTACTGCCTGCTCTTTGTTGCCATGGCTCTCATTCTCACTATCGTCTGTGTTGCATTAGCAGCAGACGCCATTCAACGGAGTTTCGGAATATGCGGATAACACCTCGCACATGTCCAGGCCCTGGGGATCTCTGGCAACTCAGTTGGCAGGAGGAAAAACGTCAGGAGCGTTATGAAGAACTGATTGAAGAGTTCTTTTGGAAATATGTCCCCCGCTATTGCGATGAACACATCAATGAGCTTGTTGCGGCTGGTGAGGATGAACGACATCCTGAAATTGAGCCTTTGTTTGATGAGTATCTGAAGGAAAACGAATGGCGGTAATTACTGACGCAGAGCGTAAAAAACAGCGCAACCGAGAACTGAAGCGCGAGTACTACGCAAAAAACAAAGAAAAGAGGGTTGCGCAGAGCAAAGAACGGTATCGCAAAAGACGCGAAGAAGAATTAGCCCTGCGAAACGATAAAACACCAATCCTCCCGCAGACCCCTTTTTCAGCACTATTTACAGATTTTTTTATTGATAGGAATCCGAAAAAATGACTAACGAACAAAGAGCAACCTGGTTAGAGGGGCGCCGTACAGGTATCGGCGGCTCCGATGTGGCAGCCGTCCTCGGGCTGAATCCTTGGAAGACTCCGCTCGACGTTTGGAACGATAAGCTCGGACTTTCTGAAGATAAAGAAATGTCCGAGCCTGCTTACTGGGGAACCGTTCTCGAAGATACGGTCGCAAAAGAATTTCATCTGCGCACCGGCAAGAGAGTTCAAAAGGTTTCTCACCAGTTCGCCGATCCGGAAACTCCTTGGGCGATTGCAAACATTGACCGAGCAATCATCAATCCTGAGATTGCGAGAAAAGTTCGGCCGCTACTGAAAGTTGAAGAAATTGAGAAGTATGCCGACATCACCGGCGTTGAGCGCATCATCAACACGGATGTAGCGTTTGAGGCGAAAACAGCGAACGCTTTTACCGCTGATCTTTGGGGCCCAAGCCAGGAGCTTGAGATCCAGCAGAACAACCTCAGAACCGAGCACGTGATCCCGCTCTACTACGAAACTCAAATTCAGTGGTATTGCGGGATTTTGAAACTCAAGGGTATGTACTTGTCCGTCCTAATCGGAGGATCGGACTTCCGGATGTACTGGGTAGATGCTCGTCCGGATGTGTTCCAAGTGATCAAAGAAAAGTGTTCCCGATTCTGGAACGAAAACGTTCTGAAGAAAATCCCGCCCGATCCAATCAACATTGACGACGTACTTCAGCTATATGGAAAAAGTAACGGAAAAGCTGTGGAGGCTCAAGGTGAGCTTGCTATTGATTATGGTGAGTATGCACGTATTGCTGGTGAAATTAAGGAACTTAAAAAGCAGCAGGACGCGCTCAAAACCAAGATTGCAATAAGCATGAAGGACAACGAAATCCTTACGCTTGATGGCAAGAAAGTCCTCACCTACAAAACACAAACCTCAAAACGCTTTGATTCGGATTCCTTCCGTAACGACCACTTAGATGATTACTACGACTATCTGAAAGAAAGCTCAACACGTGTCATGCGTGTGTGCGCTTAGTCTTTTAGATTGCTAGCTACACAAAATGGGCAGGGTTTCTACTGATAAAAGAGCGGTTTTGTGTAATATTCGCTTCGAGCACTACAGTACAGTGCAACAAGAAAAGGCTTTCTCGGTTGAGCCGGATCAACCGAGCCAAATTCCCTCCAAGCCTGCACAAGCGGGCTTTATTTTTGCCTCTAGCTTATTTCTCGTAACTCTTGATCAACCCAGCCCCTCCAGTGCGAGGGGCTTTTTCATAGGAATTAAATTATGTCCACATCTGACCAACTCGCCGCCGCTGTCGGCGCACCCTCTGCTCCAGTCGCAAAACCCAAAACGAAAGCTCCGGCGATCGTTCAACAGGTTCTTTCTGACCAGTTCAAAAAACAACTGGCTCTCGCTGTGCCAAAGCATTTAAGCCCGGACAGAATGGCAAGAATTGCCGCGACCGAATTGCGTAAAACGCCAGCCCTTCTCAATACCACACCGGCCTCGTTCCTCGGAGCCGTCATGCAGTCAGCCCAGCTGGGACTTGAACCCGGTTCGGCCCTTGGGCAAGCTTACCTTGTTCCCTACGGGAACCAGTGCCAATTGATTTTAGGCTATCGCGGCATGATCGACCTCGCCCGTCGTTCCGGACAAGTTTTGTCTTTATCCGCGTTTGCAGTCCACGAAGGTGACGACTTTAATTATCAACTCGGCCTGCATCCGGACATCCATCACGTACCAAGCGTCGAAGCTGACCGCATCAAAAAACCGATCACGTTTGTCTACGCAGTCGCAAATCTGCGCGGTGGCGGCTACCAGTTCGAAGTTATGAGCCGCGCCGAAGTTGAGGCTGTCAAAGCTAAGGCTAAGTCAAAGAACATCTGGAACACATATTTTGAACAGATGGCCCTCAAAACAGTGATTCGTCGTCTATTCAAGTACCTCCCTGTTTCTATAGAAGCGTTGCAGGTGGCTAATGTTGACGCAAAACGGGAAGCCGGAGAAAAGATCGACCCGAACGATGTGATCGACATCAATGCTATCTCCGTCGAAGACTTCAAGGATATTGAAGATGCCGAGGTCGTTGGAACATCTCAGGACGCTCCGGCAGAGACAATAAATAAGTAACCATAAGCCCTGCGAGAGCGGGGCTTTTCTTTTGGAGAAATAAATGTGGAAGATTAAAGACCCTACTTTAAAAGAAAAGATCATGCAACTGCTATCGGATGAAAGCATTGCAAAGCGTTGCCAAGATCAAATGACTGATGGATCAAATTACATTCTTGCTTCTGATGATGATCAAAAATTTTCAATAAGCATCGTTAAAGATCTTTTTGAAAACGTTCCTGAGTACAACCCAGATGGATGGAATCCGTTTCCAGCTTTAAGGCCTCCTCGCCCAGGTAACTATTTAGTTTACTTAAACGGAAGATTTGAGCACCAGATTCGTGTTTCTTACTTCAATACCGATTTCAGAAGTTGGGATCAATATAGTGGCGCTGTTGTATTGGCTTTCAGAGAACTTGAAATTGAACCGCCTGATGACGATATTTTGAAGTTTAGTGCCTACAAGCGGGAGTAATAAAAAATGGGAAAAACAAGCCCAGAACTTTTGAACCCAGCTGTCACCGCGCTTGCTCTAAAACAAGAAGATGAAAGGTTAAAAACGCTTGATCCGGTCGTGATTACATCTTTAAGTTTTATTCCTGGAAAACCAAAATATTTGCTAATGCGTGGAGCTGATTCTTGTGCATTAGCACATAACATCATCTTGTCGAAAGAGCAGGCTTTAAAACTCATAAGATCTTTAGCTGAAGCTCTTAGCGATTGGGATAAAGAATAGTGTCAACTAACAAATAACCAGGAGCCCCGTGAAAGCGGGGCTTCTCCTCTTTTGAGGCCAATATGCAGTTCGAATTCATCGATTACAGCGGCTGCTTTCCAAACCTGTGTGCGGGGAAGCTGACATTTAAGGCAGACGGCAAACAATATGCAGGCTATGTAGACATGATCTCTGGCGGTGATGTTTGGTTTGATGATCACTGGAGTGAGCATGTTGAAGAGGGTCCATGGACGGATGTCTCGGGACCTCTATTAAAAAAGAATCCAGAGCTACTGGAGCACAAAACCGAGCTCCTCAAAATGATTAACGAGAATGTACCTCACGGCTGCTGTGGCGGCTGTGTGTAGGAGAAAAACGATGTGGAAGATCCAAGACCCTGAGTTAAAAGCGAAGGTCAACGCGTTCTTTAGTGATGAAGAAATTACTAACGCGTTTGTCAAAAATACAGATTGTTATAAGTACTTCCGCTTATCAACCAATATCAATAAGTCATGTTTTATTTTTGCAATCGATAAAGACTTAATGGAGTTCATTCCCGATTACGACCCAGACGACTGGAACCCGTTCCCTCAAATAAAACCTCCTGCGTATTGCCATTGGCTAGTTCAGTTCGAGTCTGGTGAAATTAAAGTTATTGAATATGTACGCCAGGAATTTAGCTCTTTCAGCGTCGGAGATTTTTGGAACGCGCCCAAACTTTCTAAAGTTATCGCTTTTAGAAAGTTACCTGAACCCTTTCAACCGAAAGAAACGAAATGACAATCTATAAACAAATGGAATATCAAATGCGTCTCTCTGAGTATGAGACGCTGGCAGAAGGAAAAGACGGCGGGTATGAATGGAAGGCTTTATCTCTTGGAACACATCCTTGCGGTTACGTATCCATCCCTAAAAACCATCCTTTCTATGGAAAAAACTATTGGGATATAGAGGACAAGATTGAAGCACACGGCGGATTAACCTTTAGCGGAAAACTGCCCGGTCTTAATGGTCTTTGGTTCGGCTGGGATTATATGCACGCCGGTGATTACACCTATATGCCGGTCTATGTGTCTATTACAGACAAAAGATGGACAACGCAAGAAGTTGTCGATGAGTGTCTACGCGTAATTGAGCAATTCCGGTCCTTCGAGGAGAACTAAATGGACTTCTTCACCGTGTTTGTACTGTTCCTCGGAGGATGGGGCGGATACCTGGTCTATACGTTCCTTAAGTCAAGGGAGCATGACAAATGAACCGACTCCTAATCCGAGACTGCATTTTTAACACAGATCACGTCGCTCTCATCGCATGGACCCGTGACGAAAACGTTTTAACGGTTTCATTGAGTTCCGGTAAGTACATGGAGTTCAAGGACTTCCCTGAAAGCGAATGGAAGAAACTTCGAGAGATGTTAGGGTTTACGGAGGAGAAAGAATGATCGAGTTGTTTATTTATACCTTCTTCCTCGTCCTCATTATTGTCTGCGTTTCATTACGGCAAGTGAATGAACAAAGACATTTCAGACGCCCCTAAAAATGGGGCGTTTTTCATGGAGGCGGTATGCCAAAAGATTACCCCTATGGAGAGGTTGTTTTCAGCGATGATGGAGAAACTCTCCTGTACGGATGGCTCGACATTGAAGAGGTGATTAAATCTCTCTCTGATTTTTTTCTGTGAACCTATAGAGCCATCTGACATTAAAGATATTCAGCATGAGTATTGGAAATTTGTCACATGTCGGAACAACCCAGAAGGATATCCAGGTCTGTATTACCCATGCAAAAAGAAAACTCGTGGAGCCATTAAAGCAACCCGCGTAATTTTTAAATAAAAGGTTATTCAATGAATAAACGACAACTGAAAGTTCTTCTCTCAGCAATGCCCAAAAACGATATTCCTTACAAACTCAACTGCCTTTTCGTTGATTTTGATAAAAGTGAGGTAGTTGCTTGCAATGGTTTTATGATCATAGCCGTTAAATGTGCACATGGTTTGAATGGCACAGGAAGTGTGTTAATTCCTCGCAATGTCGTTGAACAAGTCGCAAAAACTAAGACTAGAAGCACAATAATATTCTCCAACACAGAAATATCTGTGGATGATTTTTCATTCCCTTTTACACCCCAGCAAGGAACCTATCCGGACTACTCAAAAGTAATTCCACCGAATGAAGATCTTAAAAAACCGGGACAGTTCGGGTTCTATCAATCGAAATACATAAAAGTTATTGAAGAATTAGAAGCGGCGTTTGAGGTCAGCCCGCTTTTCCATAGACCAAATGAAATAGGCAAACCATTAAAGGCAACTTTTTATGCAGGGTCCGGTGAACGGGTTATTGCATGTGTCATGCCAAAGTCAGTTAGGACAACAGAAACATACGCAGCAATAAAGGCATGCATATAAAGGAGCAAGAATATTAACAAAGCGCCCTCTTCGGAGGGCCTTTTTATTGAGTGACATCATGAAAGATCGACCGGTGTCTGAGCTTAGGTACACGGTAACCTGGAGGAATCCTTACAAGCCGAGACCTGAAGGCCTTCCGAAGATTTTATGCAGCAGTCCCTTCGAGGAGGACTTAACACTTCCTTGGATTATGGCCTCCAACTGGGGCCTTAGCGCGTGGGCCATAGGCATCTACTTCGAACATCCCAAACCAAAAAGAAAGATGGACGAAGAGAAACGAGCATCCATGAGAAGAAAGAGGATGCAAACGAGAGTTGAAAAGACGGCTCCACTGTTTGCTGATGAATTTGAGAAGAAAGAACTACAACAACGGCCCGAATATTTCTCCGGAAAATCTCAGGTTGATGAGGCTGAACTAAACAAAAGAATTGAAGAGTTTACCGACCTAATGACTCCAGGAGAGGCAGTTCGGTATTTACTCGGCCTAGGTGTTCCGACAGAGCTGTCTGAAGAAGACAAAAAATTATGCGAAGACATTAAGCAATACCGTGCAAACGAGAAGAATTTTTCTGCAGAAGAATTTAGGGTCAGGTGTCAAAAGAGAGCTGCTGAGAAAGCTGAGCGAGAAAGGAAAGCTATGGAGGCTTTAATGGACATCCGAAACGAACCTCTTTTTGCTGGGCTTTGAAAATGGAAGGATTCCTCCGGCGCCTGAGATAAAAGTTGTTCCGAGAGTTGTACGAACTTATCGTACAACTCACAAAACAAAAGCGCATTGAGAAATCAGTGCGTTTTTGTTTTTATGGAGAAGTCATTATGAAACCGATACTCGATCCGATGTGCGGCTCCAGGATGTTCTATTTCGACAAGAACAATAAGTCCGTTCTGTTCGGAGACATTAGGGATGAAACTCATTGGACGCGGCAATACAAAAAGCTGGAGATTCACCCTGACCAACTCATGGACGCAAGGAAATTAGATTTTCCTGACAACACCTTCTATCTCGTGATCCTCGACCCGCCTCATTTAATCAACTGCGGCAAAACGTCGGACATGGCCAAAAGTTATGGCTATTTAGAAAAGGCCTGGCACGAGGACATGAAACGGATTTTCAACGAGGCGTGGCGCGTTCTCCGACCTAACGGCACTCTGATTTTCAAGTGGGCTGATAAAGATGTCTCTTTGGCCGAGCTCCTTTACGTACTGGAGCGTGAGCCTGTGTTCGGGGACAAGAAGCCTGCTGCAAATAAAGCCGGAACAAACCGTTTCTTTTTAGTTTTCTTTAAGGATGAATGATGGGCAAAATTGAAATCACAAAGGACGAGGCGCTGCTGATGATCCGCCTCGTTTATTTTTATCTGGACCGCGCCTACTGTATGGAAAAACGTGACAACAAAGAGATTGGCGCAAGCATGGAGCTTAAGAACAAACTGAAGGAGCAGGTAAACAGAGTGCTCCAGGAGGAAAACAATGAAGCTAACTAATGCCGTGGAGTTTTACTCCTGCCTGCTCATGATTATGGACCACTACGGCTATGACCATCAGGTGTACGAAAAATTGCCGGAAGAAGTCGATGAATTGCAGGAAGCGTTTGACGCCTACTTTGATAAACCGTCCCCGGAGCATTGGCACCATGTCATTGAGGAAGCCGCCGATGTCCACATCATGCTCGAGCAGTTCCAGATGTTGATCACTCCTGAGGATAAAGCTGAGTTCGACAAGATTTGTATGGACAAACTGCATCGAGAGGTCGGACGGATTGAAGCAGGAGGTACAAAATGACAGACATTGACTATGACAAATTGTCGAGCATGGTGGCAGATAAAGTCTCAAGTCAGATTGCTGAAAAGCTGATTCAGAAAACAACAAAGCTCACACTCTCTCGTCCAGAAGTAGAGGTTAGGATCGGTTTTGCTCCTGGCTCTTCTGCCGCTCGTGAGGTTATGAAGGATCCGAAGTTCCCAAAGCCTGATGCTTTTTCCGAGAATGGGCGGGACCGTTGGTACACAAAAGACATTGATGACTATATGGAAAGCAAAAGACACGCCCGAGCCAAGCTCGCTATTTCAGCCGCTTAGCTATTTCTTCAGCGCTCGCTCTGTAATATCTTTGGAGCATCTTTAAATCTTTGTGCCCCGTTTGTCTTGCCAGCGCCAGGACATCTAAACGGGGCGCCCCTGTTTCTGGATCAGGGCTCGCGGCCCACGTCGCAAAAGTTGCGCGGCCGTCATGAAAATTTAAGCCTTCTTTAATCAGTCGGTTTTGAGAATCGTACTCAGGGCCAAGGCCGGCCCTATCCCGCACTTTTCGGAATAACGTATCTCTGTTGTGATCGTTAAGTCCGCCAAATACACGTGGTTCATACTCGAGCTCCATAACTAATTTAAGAATTTCACGAGCTCTTGCAGACAAGGCCACGTCTCTTCTTGACAATGTTTTTGTAGCCTCAGCAGGCACATGAAGCACGTTGTCACCTAACCAAGAATATTCAATCTTTAAAAGCTCACCAGCTCGCATTCCCGTTTGGCAACTAAAAAGGAACGCTGCCACGGCCAACTGCATTTTGTTCTTTGGCACGGTTTTCCCGTCCCATCCGCAAGCCTGCAAAAGTTTCTCTATATCCTCGTCTGAAGCAACTCTCTCGCGGTGCTCTGGCTCCCGTGGTTTCTCCACGCCTCGGCACGGGTTCACATCTGTAAGTTCGTTTTTAATAGCGAATTGAAAAACGTCAGAGAG